AATGCTGATCCTAATTTACTCATATATTTTTTGCCTTATATTGTTCAATCTTTTGTTTTAAAATTTGACCTAATGTTGCACTTACTGATTGCGCTTGTGATTCCAAAGAAGCTCTTAAAAATGGTTGCGCTGACATTTTTGCAGTTCCAAATTCATTGGCTGCCGCTCTGCCATCCGCAAGATATCCTTGTTCTGTAAAATAAGCTTTTCTAGTTTTCTTATATTCAGCACCTTTAAGATGCCCATGAGAAGCTTTAAATTTATTTTTTAAAGATTTAGGAATTGGTTTGGTAGAAACTAAAGATATGACAGAATCTTGGTATTTTACATATCTTGATTGTTTATCTTTTCCTGTAGGTCGCCTTGCAGTTATATAAAGCGATCTATCCAATGTTCCTGTATCTTTAGGTGATAATGCTTTAGCCATAGATAATACAGGCTTCATAGCTTCTCTTACTGCTGGGACTAAAACTTTACTTGTAGCTTTTTGATCGCCTATTTCATTTCTTAATTGCTCAAAGACTTCAAGGGTTTCTTTTAATCCCTTAATCTCAAAGACTGTAGCCATTAATCTGCCTTAATTATTTTATGATAAATCGCATTATTTAGTTTAATAGCATAATCAACCGCTTCTTCAGGTGTAAGTTTATCCGCATGATGCTTTGCAATCTCATGGGCTAAATTAATTCCTGTTAAGCGTTGTTGGGCAAACCCAAACCAATTCTTTTGACCTGAACCAGCTTGGGATACCAAATAACTTAATAGATCATCAGTTGTTTTAACTTGTGTTGTCATTTCTTTTCCTTTTTTAATTAGTTGTTTGTCCAACCATATAAGTTACCGCGCGGGTGAACTGTGAACATACATTTAGCTTCGGCAGTTGGATTTGAATCAACTTTAAATTCACCAACTCGACCTACAAAAGCATATGCAACATCAGCACCTAAACCATCAGTAGCAAGAACAACAAAAGTTCTGTCAATAGTGCCATTGTAGGCATCATCTCTCATTAATTGTAATTGACTGTCAGCAGGATTCCATGCCGCAGTAATTGTCATTGAAGTAGGGGCAGCTTGAGTAGGAATCTTGTCAGATTGACGAGCGCCTGCTACACCAAAAGATGCAACTGCATCATCTTGACCAAATGCTGGAACTGCTTCTACAGGAATTACATTTGAGCTAATAGCAATTGCATTTACATCAGCCCATGTATTTAATTCTTCAAGTGTTAATGGTGTTGGATTTGCGCCTGATTGAGCATAAAGGGTTGCGCTAAACCCAGGTAAAACTTTATTTGGAAGTGCCATAATTAAATTTCCTTTTCATTAAATAATCAAAAAATCTTATGTTGGAATATATAAGGTGCAATCCATAAAAATATTAAATAGATTGATCTCATTGTCGTATCCATTATATAACCACACTACATCAGCTTTAGATATTGGAAAACTTGAAGGATCGGATGAATCACCAAATATTCCACTATAACCATGAAGCGCTTGCAAAATACTATTTGCAGTTTCAAAACTGTTTGCCATTGAAGTAGAAAATACACTTATTTGAAAAATAGGTGTATCAATACCTTTATTATCCTGAAACGAACCTGTATAAACAGGCTGATGCACATTTCTTAATTGCCAAGTTACAAAGTCAGGTTGTGTAGCAAAATTTCTGTTGAAATTAGCATACACAGGCACAGGTGATATTATATCACTTAACTGCCATTGTATCGACTTTGCATAATCATTTACATTCTGTTGGGTAGCCATTTTAAACCTTTGTTTCAGGATCGGAACGATAGCACATCAAAGTTACATTCATTCTGTCATTAGATTCTAAACAGTCTGTAATACGCCAATCTTTATTGCGCCAAGTAATAGAATAAAGGTTTTGATTATCCACAATATCTTTCATCCAAGGCGTGTAATTCATTGTGAATTGAAATAAGTCTTGATATACACGATATCTTTCCGTAATAGCAAGTGAATTCTTTACATCAGACACTAAAGGTCTAGTTGTAAATTTCTTTGTTATCGTAGTGGTGTATTGACCATAGGCATCAGTGCCAAATGTTAGATCATTAACATCCACATTCTCGTAGCGTTTAATTGCCATTTATGTCCTCACATGACGAGGGGTTTATATGGGCGCAATAAAGCATCTACACCATAAGGAATATTTTGTAACTTACTTAAAGTTGTTTCTGATCGATTGTTATAAAGATGAGTTAATAATAATAAAGCCGCTTGTTTAATTACAGGATAAGCTTGAACAAAATTAGGATTAACTGTGTATTCAATAACAATAGGTGAGGTTACAATTGTATTAACATCACTTGGCATTCCGCCTGGCAATATTACTTTGTTACCTGTTAAATCGTAAGTATAAGCAGAGCTAGATAAAGTTGTAATAACTACAGGATTAGCATTGTTATAATATTTAACACTATTAATAACAACACCACCTGAATTAAAACTATCTTTATAGGATACTTCAGGCAAATCTAAACAAACAGGGTTAGCATACAAAGAACCAAGACCATAATAAGAACGATAAGAAACAGGGAATATAGGCATACCAAGATAATCCTCGATGTGCATACGAACCGCTAATTCTAATCCTTCTAAATAACTATCTTGAGATTCATCACCAAACAAATTTAATTGTTGAGTGATTTCCTCTAATGTTAGCCAACCTGTTGTTAAGGCACGATTGATCTGTTCAAACTTATCATAGTTAAACGGATTTCTAGTGCTTCCACCAAATGGAATTTGCCCTAAAGTATCAGCCATTATTAAGCCCCTGTTAAATAAACGCCAGCAAACGGATTACGGATTGTTGATGCCACACGCTTTTCAGCATAGAGCGTTACATATCCTGGAGCAGTTTGATCGTAGCGTTTAAGTGTCATTTCTTCACCATCAGCAATAGTTAAGAATTGATCCCAATTTGCTAATATGCCTGAAACAGAACCAACACCTGGAGCTTGTAAATATGGATTTGGAATCACAGGGAAACCAAATACAAATGCTAAAGCACCACCATCTTCATCACCCACTTCAGTAAAGAATGGAACACCGCCACCTGATGTTTTCAATTTTCTCAATTGAGTAATTACATCAGGATGTAAGTGCCATGCAGTTGTAGGTAAAGACCAATATTGACCTGGTAATTTGCTTGCCGCATTAACTATGTCATCATAAGTAATAGCTGCATAAGGAAAATCTTCTTTTAATACTGTGTGAATACCATTAGTTATAGCAGTTCCGCTTGTGCCGTAAGCTGCCGCAGAATCGCTTACGCCATAGTAAGCCAAACCTCTTAAACCGCTAGTTGCGCCTGTTGTATATGTTGTAGAGCCTGCTTGATCGTAGTTTGTCGCCATAGACTGTGCTTCTGTAGCACTAAATTCTAAAATAAGGTCGGTAACGATTGCTGCATCAATATTATTAATGTCTGATAATAAAGCAGTTCTTAAAGGTAATTGAGCTGATAAAACTCTTGTGGGTAATTGCCAAATATTTGTAGCAATACCTGGATTGCCGTCATTAGGTGTAAATGTATAACCCCATGGATTATTAGGGCTTACTTGATTTAAAACATTTCCTGTTTTAGCAACAAATTGAACTGCGGAAGTGTCAGTAGTAACAATTTGACGACTGCCTTGTCTAAAAGGATTTGCATATCGCAAAGCCGCAAACGCATCATCAAAGTAGGTTCTACCACCTTTGTTTAATCCGCTTCCTGTAAGTTGAGAAGCTTCATTCACATCTTGTTGGGCTTTTTCTTTAACAAGATTAACTGTAGCTTTACCTTCAGTTAGTGCTTGCTTTATGCCATTTAAAATTCTTTCAGATGTATTCATTTTTCTTTCCTAAAAAATTAGAGAGAGGGGGATTACTCCCCCACCCTGAACAACAAATTTAGAATTAATCTAAATATTGTGCTGATCTATAACGAATAATACTGAATGGATCAACCACAGATGTTGCAAGACGCTTCTCACCATAGAATGTGATATAGCCTGGCAATGTTTGGTCGTATCTACGCATAACCATATTTAAACGATCAACGATTGTATGACCGCGATTCCAATCACCGAAGTAAATTGGGAAAGCGTTTGTATCTACTGATGGACTTGGTGTAGTAGGAATAAGTGGGTTAGAAACATACTTATTAACTACAACATCAAAGCCAAGTAAAGTGCCAACAATGCCGTCATCTCTTGATAAGCCGTCAATGTAAATTGGGCGACCATTGTCATCAACTAAACCGCGAATTGCTGCAAGCATTAGTGGATTGATAACAAATTTAGCAGTTGGTGTCCAATATTGTTGTGGTAAAGCATAGATGAAATTAACGATGTCTTTATAAGAAACATTGTTAAATAAACCAACGCCATTACCAGCACCAGCAGTTGAAGAACCATTAGGAATTAATTGGTCATAAGTAGCTAATGAATGTAAGCCACTTGATGAGCTTGTTCCTGTAGAACCAAATGCCGCAGTTGTTGTTTGACCACCAGCGTATGTGCCAGCCGCACCAGCATATTGATTAAGACCGCGTAAGCCGTCAGAACCACCATAAGGTGTTGTGTTATCAACAACTGAAACCGCAACTTGGTCATTATTTTGAATCATTGAAAGAGCTTCTTGTTGTGAGAATTCTAACAACATATCTGCTACAACATTTGATTCTAAACCATCAATATCATCAAGAGCCGCAGTTCTGATTGGGAATTGAACATTCAAATCTTGCAATGTTAATTGCCAAATATTTGTATCCAAGCTATTTGGGTTTGGATGTGGTGATGAAGTATTGTTATTAATACCATAACCC